GGGTATCCTTGCGGGCCGCCTATTTTTCTCGCTCGCCGGTATCCCTTTCGGGGCGGCTGCGATCATAGCTCGGTAAAACCATCTTTAAGTGACGCTCCACGATCTTCGGAGCTATCTCAATTTCAATGTTCAACCGTTGCAGGGTTGCCAAAAAGTTCTTATAGACCGGATCCTCGGAGAGAACTTCACCGGCATAGGTGATCATCTGTTCCACCACAACCCCCAAGACTTCCCCTCCTGGGCCATTGAGGTCTGCCTGAAAAGCAAGACTGCGGCTCACGACCTCTTGTAATCTGGCTTCGGCCTCTTCTTTCCGGGCTTTGGGGTTATCCTGGATCGGGTTCCCGGTACGAATGTCCGTTTTAATGCCAGTTCCTAAAGGCATTGTTTCTCCTATGCTGGCGCACTCGCCGGCGCACCTTCTGAGGGAATGCCAGGGGTGGCGGCGACAGGTTGAATCCCCTCTGCTTGAAGTCCTGCTTGGGCAGCCTGGGCCTCGGCGGTCATAGCATCTGCATCTGCCACCTTATCCGCTACTTCAGCCTGTTTGACGTATGCGCCCCTCTGCTGCGCTTCGATGGCGTCAGCCAAGGGCTGATCAACCTTGATTTCCTCGTCTTTCAGGTTGAGCCGGGCTTCGATAGCCTTGAGGGTCGGGTACGGCCTGAGGTAGGGGACAAATTCAGGAATCTTGAAAAGTGGAAGGATGGTATCCCGGATGTTCCGGAGCTGCTCCCAATCCTGCATCATGGCGCTGATGCCGCTGACAGTAAACTGGCCGGTGGTCAGGCTTGGCAAATTCACGCCGGTCGCTCTTTCCGGGGCGGCAAAGGGAATAGCCTGTTCCGGGCCCAGGAACAGTTCAAGGTCCTTGTAGGGCATATAGACGGACAGAGTTTCCTGGGCGGCGATTATTGCTTCCTCGGCCCCCTGCTCGATGTTGAACCCCATGAGGCCAAATACCGTCATGCTCTGGTCCAGGTTTTGGGCGCTTTCCCTCGCCGTCACCTCAGCCCGGAAACCCGGAAGCCCCCGCACGACACTCGGGACCATCACGCCTTCCTCATACGACTGTTTGCAGAAGTTGAGGTTGGCCAGAACATCCGTTGTGGTGGAGCGAGTGTGAATCTCCCGATAAGCCTGCTGTCCGCTCAAGGTCCCGGTGACAAGGCATTGTTTCCCCGGGTACCAATCCAGGTCGGACCTGTCTGCCAACGCCGAAACGTCCACCTCGATAGGCGGATTGACCAACCAGTTGAGGTAGTCAGCATGGAGAGAGAGCAGGGTGCACATGAACTCCCACAAGGTTTTGATACCCTGCAGCAAGCCGCGGCCATCAAAACGAAGGGGGTGCGGAATGGCGCTGAACGCCGTCCCGGGCCATCTAAGAGTCGGATAGGGGTTGACCTGGGGGAGCTTTATTACCCGGCCCGTTGCGGTGGTGTAGGTAGCATTGGGCAGAAGCAATTCGCCCCGAGAATCCAGTACCGTCCCCCAAAATTCTGAGGTCAAAATTAGGGTGCGAAATTTGGACCGGTGGTGTATCTGCTGCCGGCGTTCAGACACCGCCTCCTTGGTCATCCGCTTGTCATCGGTGGTTCCCTCCTGGGTACCAGGAGCAAATTCCCCGATGTTCTGATAGCGTCCCTTTTTCTGCCCCTCTTTTAGCTGCCAATAGTCCAGGTACTCGGAATGGACCCAATAAAGGCCCGACTGCGGCTCCCTGGAAGCGGCGTCCGGGTCCCGGTAGATTTTCCACGGCTCGATAAGAAGGAATTTGAGCCCTTTCCCCTTGCGGTAGATCGGGATCATCTCCATGCTGGTTCCCACCGCGCAGGACATTCCGCAAGCATCCGAGAACTGGAGAGGGAAATTGGAGAAGGGGCGGGAAAGCTGGATCGTCATCAGCTTTTTGTTGAAATCCGCCACCTCCGTGTTGCGCTCATTCTCAATATTCAGGAACTGCACATCAAAAGCCTTGCGGATCAGGGACATGGCAAAGAGGACCGACGAGTGGGGCATGGGCAGAACTACCCGAGACTGCCACGCCTCTTTGCTGGCATAGTTCATCGGCTCCTTTTCGTTCCACAGATCCCAGCACTCGTCTTGAACCACCCTGACCTCTTCGTTGGCGTTCATGGAGGTGGTGACGCAATCCTCCAGGTAATCGACGAAGTGCTTCTCATTCTCCCCGGCATAAGCCTTGGCAGCTTCTTCTCGCTCGGCCAGCTCTTGGGCGTCCATTTCGGGCTCTTGGCGGGTAATCTCGCCCATACGCTCCTTCACGGACTTGCGGGGATCTTCGATAAAGGCCATTAGAATTTCCTTCTGCTCACCGATGTTCTGATCCGCATGGGTTTGCGCTCCCCGGGACCAGGCCGCAGCTTGGTGGACTTCGCTTTTTCAGGGAGTCCCGTTTCCGGGGTGCTGGCGAGACTATTCAAATCGCCCGGATTCATGCTGCTGGCAATCTCGGCCGCAGCCGGTGATTTTGCCGCAGGCATTTCTCCCTGCTGGATCGCGTTGGCCATGCCCATCATGCGTCTCTGGCTTTTGCTCTTGGCTTTCGGGGCCTTTTTCCCAGGCATATCTACTGACTCCCTTTGAAAATGTTGTCGTAGTTTTCCAGAAACTTGTGGCGGGCCTTGATTTCCGGTGGAAGGTCAGAGGCGGCCTCGGCCTTGCCGCCGTTCCAGTCGATCAGGTCAAAGTTTTCCCGGAAAACGTCGGATTGGTGTTGGAAAGAGCTGATTTCCCCGGTGGGATAGGGCAGGTCTTTGGTGTTCCACCCATCCTTCGGCTCGCAAATCGTGCCGTTCCTCATGTCAACGAAGCATTCACGCCCCGTCATGGTGCCGTCCATGTGTTTGCGGCGGTGGGCCAGCATCGGCCACCAGCCGTTATGGCCGTGAGTTTCCAGACGTCCCATTAATGGCCTCCAACCGCGTAGGTCTGGGCTCTTTTCTTGGCTTTAGCGGCCATCGCTTTCAGATCCCCAAGGTTCTGAGCCAGGTTTACCGGCAGCATGACGCACACACCGTTAGCCCAAGCCTCGCAAATATGGGAAACTTCATTCTTTTCGGGGATATTGCTTACCGCTTTCCCTGAGTTGTCCGTCTTGTAATGCCACCCGCCCTTCAATCCCTTGTGGAGCATCTTTTCGCCCGGGTTGAGGTAAATGGCCGGCAGTCCCTGGATGTTCATGTTCAGGGCCCGCTTCATCCCTAATTTCAGGATCGACCACTTGCTCGGTCCCGGCTGGAACGTCCCGCCCAATTTTTCCTCGATCACCTTGGCCGCCGAGTACTGTTTCCGGCTTTGGTCGGGGATCATCATGGTGCGATCGCCAATGTCCCTCCACTCCATCGCCTTGTTCTTCCACTTGGGGGATTCCATAAGGGGCAGGACTTTGGTGTCGATGAGGGAGCCGATGTCGCCCCCTTCCATGATCAGGGTGTCGATGTGGACCAATCGGCCGATCTTGGTCTGCTGCCCGATGACGCAGGCCGGGTTGTGCCAGCCATCCCAAAACCGGAAAGAAACCAGACCAGGCGCCGGGATAAGAATGTCGGGGGAACGATGAAAGTCGGGGTTGTACTCAGGAGTGACGCGCTCTCCCCGGTAAACCGTGGCAAACTTGCCCAGGACATACCGCTCATAGGCAGCCGGATCGTCCTTGTAGGCTGACCTGGCCGCCTGGCGAGCCGTTTCCTTGAGGTGGATGTTCTCGCCTGGCGGGATCCAAAAGACCCTCTTGGTGATCAGCGGGTTTTCGGGGTCAACCGCCGGCGCCTCAATCAGCCGGTCGAACGTCCAGTGTTCGTCGTCGGCCGGATTCATGCTCACCTGGAGCCGGGAAGAATCCCCCTGGGCCCGGCAGCACCGGAGAAGAGCATCGTTAAAAACCTCTTCGGAAAGGCCGGTATTGGTCCGCTCCAACATCGCCGCGGGTTCTTCGAGCCATATTCCATCGTACTCAGTCCCTTGCAGCCGGCTGAGAGAAGTAATGTCGTCAATACCGAATAGGTCAACCTCCACCATCGGGTCGCAATGGATGGTAAGTTGCCTGTTATCGTCTCGCCATGAGATAAGACCGGGGGTTTTGCGAAAAATCTTGTTGATGGACCTGACTGTCGATCTCTTGATATTTGTGTGGGTATCACGAATAACGGCCCATAAAACGGGCCGCTTATTACGCTGGGCATTAATAACCATGGCCCCTACAGCTGCATAAGTCTTGCCCTCCCCGGCAGAGCCATAAATTATGTTTATCAGCGCGTCACTTTCTGCGAAGGCTGATTGTGTAGGAGTTAAGAATAGATCGAGTTTTGCTCCCATTTTTCTTAACCGATACAGGAGCAAAAACCCAATGTCAAACTTAATTTATTATTGACATTTGGCGGTGTTTTATAGTATTTAGGCGTTATTCAATAAAAGGTGGGGGTAACTATAAGATGAAAAAAAATGAAAGCAAGGCTGTGATGGAGCGAAGTGTGGTGAACCAAAACGGGACGCTCTATGTCTCAATCCCTAAAACATTCGCTGAGAAACATAGCATCCAGGCCGGTGATCGGCTGCCGGTCATTTTAGACAACCGGCAAATGAGGGTCGTGCCCCATGAAAAAGGTTGAAGAAGCCGGGAAGCTGTCCCTGAATGGCTCAAGAACTGCTCCCCGGCTGTGCGAAAGTCGTATATGTCTTAGACGAGCTTCAGTCCAGGCGGCACCTGGGCCTGAGTTACAGGGATCACTCGGCGCTGCTCTTGCTCCCCAAGCGCCTTCCCGACAAGCCCCGTAAGGAGATCAAGGCCTTTTGAGAAAAGAGCCAGGCAAGCCGCCAAGCGGTCCTGGGGGAAAAACATATACACATCCCCATTTTTAGTGAGGATGGCCCTTATCTCCAGCACCACATCCTCAGGATTGAAAGGCGGAGCAGTCGCTATCTCCAGTTTTCTGTCTTTCCCGTTCTTGTTTTCGTCCATTACCCCATCTCCACTTTTCCGCTGTTGAGCCACCAAAACTGAACATCGCCGTCAGATGATTCGCTGTGAGGGCGGGTTGTTGAGGTGGCAAAGACCATAACGGTGTCGAAATCATCCCTCGCCGCCACCAAGAAATTCAGCAGCGCCGCACGGTTTGCCGGGTCCAATATGTCCGCCTCGTCAATCATCAGAAGGCGGGCGCCGGCCAGCTTCGCCAGGGCATACTGAAAGGCCACCCCCACCCTAAACTTGGTGCTCTTGGACAGGGTGATGAAAGGCGACCCGGAGAGTTCGATGTCCAGCTTGTCGGTGATTCCCAAAGTGCGCCCCGGAAAAAGGTAGGCTGCTACTGTCCCAAGGAGCTCGTTCATGGGGCCAATCGCCTCGGCAATCATCTGAGAGGGGATTCCGTCCGGGGCAAAGGCTTTAGCCAGGCAGTCGTAAAGCAAAGCCTCCTGTTCTGTTTCGACCAGGCGGACCTTGGCCTCGTCAGCCTGCTTCTTGAGGGCCAGGAATTGGGACACCTGGTTCAAGAGGGCGTGCCCGGTGGTGGTCCTGGCGTCAAGTTGGGTGATTTCGTCCTCGATCCCAGGGGGTAGTGATTGCCCCAACTTGAGATCCAGGTCCAGCAGGGTTTTCTCTATCTCCTGGCATTCAGCAACGGCCTTGGCCTCGACCTTCAACTGCACCAGGTCAGACTCCAGCTTAGC